CGAGACACGGCAGGCCGTCATCCGCTCCCGCCTGGAGACGTGGCAGGTCACCCACGACGAGGCGCGAGCCCTGGACAACCTCGAACCCTTCACCGCTGCCGACACCGAGCAGATGCAGAAGATCTACGGCAAGCCGAAGATCTCCGGCGGAGGCTCGTCACCCGGATTCGGCCAAGGCCAGGACGGCAACGCGCCGCCCGGCCAAGGTGGGGACGCGTCAACACCCGACAACACCTCGGACGTGATCCGCGCGCAGGCGTGGACCCCGGACGAGATGCGGGACGCGTCCCAGTTCGCCGCGCGAATGGAAGCGCTGGCGGCAGCGTGAGGAAGGCGAAAACATGGCGGACAGCATCCACCTGCGGCGGCTGGCGGACCTAGTCGACTCGACCGCGGTGCGGATCGTCGAGCAAGCGACAGAGGACGGGGTGCCGGTCGCGGAGCTGCCAGCCATGCGGCTGCGCTGGTACCGGATCGGGGAGACCCGGGCCGCTGGTGAGGGCACCACCGGCCGCGACGGGCAGCCGGTACGCACCGAGGCGAACGTGTATGTGTACGACCGGATCGGCGGGTCGCTGGGCGTCAACGCGGAGCAGTTCGCCGCGGACCTGGAGCAGGTCGACGCCGACGTCATCCAGCTCCGGGTGAACTCGCCGGGCGGGTCGGTGATGGACGCGAAGGCCATCATGAACACCCTGCGGGCGCACCCGGCGTACGTGCATGGCCACGTCGACGGGATGGCCGCGTCGGCGGCCACGCTGGTCCTGATGGGCTCGGATGTGATCACCATGGAACCGGGCGCCGAGCTGATGGTGCACCGGGCGTCGACGGAGGCGTCCGGCGACGACGTGGTGTTGCAGCCGGTGGTGGACTGGATCCGGCGGCAGACCGAGGACATCGCCGACCTGTACGCGCAGCGGTCCGGGCGCCCGGCCGACGAGTGGGACAAGCTGATGACCGCCGAGACCTGGTTCTACGGGCAGGAAGCCGTGGACTACGGGCTCGCGGACCGGGCGGAGCGGCTGACGCGGCCACCGGCCAGCGAGGAAGAGGCGGGCATGGCGGAGCGGATGCGCCGCCGTCACAGCCTGCGCGGCTACCGGTACGACGGGCGGGCCGCCGCGGGACCGCCGAACGCTGCCCGCCGCACGGCCACACCGGTCGCGGCGGCCCGTGGCAGCACCACCCGGCGGCGGGTGCCGTCGGAGGTCCGGGACGCCGCCCAGTTGCGGCGCCGGGCGCTGGACAGGGGCATGATGCAGCGGTCCGCGCCCGCCGGGATCGCGACCGCGGCGCGCCGGTCGGCGCCGTCCGGGGACATCACCCACGAGATGGTCGAGCTACGCGGCCGCCCGATGTACCGCACCCACGGCGCGTTCACCGTCTACGGCCGCCCCTACGAGATGTGGGATATGTACGGGCCGTACCACGAGAAGGTGTACGCGGGCTCCGGGGCGCAGACCATCGGGATGCGGGACCTCGACTGCGTGTTCCTGATGAACCACACCGGGATGACGATGGCCCGCACCGCCGGGCCGTGGAACGACTACCGGGGCACCCTGACCTTGCAGGAGAAGCCCGACCAGGGCTGGCACGAGGCGTTCCACAACCCGGCCCGCCCCGACGTCCAAATGATGATCTCCGGGATCGACGACCGGCTGATCACCGAGATGTCCTACGCGTTCCTGATCGTCGACGGCCGCTGGAACGACGACATGACCGAGTACGGGATCTACCTGTACGACATGAACCGCGGCGACGTCAGCGCGGTCAACTACGGCGCCAACCCGTACACCGACATCACCGCCCGGGCGTCGGAGATCCTCGACGAGCTGGGGCAGATGCCCGCCGGGGCGATCTCGGAGGCGGTGCGGATCCTGTCGAAGCGGGTTGGCGCGTACGAGCAGTTGCTCCGCGAGGCCGACCCGGGCGCGCTGGCCCGGATCGCCGAACCCGCGCTTGAACAGGCCCGCGAGCAGAACGTGCAGACCGTGTCCCCGGACGACAAGGCCACGGCCATGGCGTGGGCGGCGCAGGCGATCGACGGCGCCGAGCAGGGCCCGAAACCCGACCCGGAGCAGGTCGAAGACGCGGAGATCATTGACAAGACGGGGGATCAAGGGCATACCGTGGCCGCGTGGGAGGCACTGGCATCCTCGGCTGGGATCAAGCTCCCTCAGTAAGCACCCGGCCGCGACGCCACCCCGGCTAGCCCCTCCATAGCTGTCCGGACGCCGACGACGCACTCATTCCGTGTACCTGGCGGGGTTCCGAAGTGCGCGGCCGTCCATACCGGCAGCGGACCCGGATCAGGTCGAAACCTGTACCCGGAGACAACCATGCCTACGAGCCTGGAAACGTTGATCACCTCGATTGAGGTCGAGCGTGAGAACGCCGAGCGGGCGAAGGAGCGGGCCGCGCAGAACATCGCCGCGGTGCTCACCTCGCTGAAGAAGGAAGGCCGGGCGGCGCTGACGCCCGACGAGGACTCGGAACTCAAGAAAGAGTTCCGCAACCACGAGCAGGCCGAGCGGGACATCGCCGGTATCGACGTCAAGCTGGCCCACGCCAAGCGGCTCCAGCAGATGGAGATGAAGACCGACCTCGGTCTGCGGGACGTCCGCGCCGCCGACGACACCCCGACCGGCGGCCGCGACGACCTGGACACCCAGTACAAGATGCGGGCCCAGCCGCACTACGACGAGGTGGCCCGGATCGGGCAGGAACAGCGCACCTACAACCCCGGCAACTGCCGCAAGGGAACCGAGTTCCTCCGCGACGTCATCGCCTCGTACGCGCACCACGACGCGGAGGCCGACTTCCGGCTCCGCGCGCACATGCGGGAGGAACGCGTCGAGCGGGGCTCGTACCTGGAGCAGCGCGCCAACGTCGGCACCAGCAACTTCGCCGGTCTGGTGGTGCCGCAGTACCTGACCAACCTGTACGCGCCCGCGGTGGCGGCGCTGCGCCCGTTCGCGGACGTGTGCAACCAGCACGACCTGCCCGAGAACGGCATGACCGTCAACATCTCCCGGATCACCACAGCCACCAGCGCGGCGATCCAGACGGAGGGCAACGCGGCGTCGAACACCGACATCGACGACACCCTGCTGACGGAGAACGTGCAGACCGCGGCCGGGTACTCGGACCTGACCCGGCAGGCGATCGAGCGTGGCACCGGCGTCGAAGAGGTCACCATGGACGACCTCATGCGCCGCTACGCCACCGCCCTGGACGGGACGCTGCTGAACCAGGCCACCACCGGGCTGGCGAACGTCGCGCAGGTGACCACCTATGACGACACCACCCCGACGGTGCCGGAGCTGTGGCCCAAGTTCCTCGGCGCGGCCGCGAACGCTGAGGGCGCGCTGCTGGGCATGGCGTTCCCCGACTACGTGGTGATGCACTCGCGGCGCTGGTACTGGATCCAGTCGTACCTGTCCAACACGTTCCCGTTCGTGGCGCAGCCGGGCATTCCGGCTCAGCAGGGCGCGGCGGCGAACAACAACGAGTACAACCAGGGCGTCCGGGGTGTCCTCCCGAACGGCATGCGGGTGATCGTCGACAACAACATCGTGACGAACATCGGCACCGGCACCAACCAGGACCAGATCTACGTGATCAGCTCCGCCGAGTGCCACCTCTGGGAAGACCCGAACGCGCCGGTGTTCATCCGGGCGGAGCAGCCGTTGGCGCACCAGCTCGCGGTCCGGCTCGTCCTGTACGGATACTTCGCCTACTCGTTCCGGCGCTACACGAACGGGCAGCAGGCCATTTCGGGCACGGGCCTGGTCACCCCGAGCTTCTGAGTCATGGCGACGATCTACGCGGTCGGCGGCGGTGGCCTACCGGATCAGGTCAATCTGGCTGCCGCCTTCACCGGGAACGGGATCTCCACCAACGTCGTCGATCGTGGCGGCGGGCTGGAGGCTGCGCTGCTGGACATCGTGTCCACGGTCGGCGCCACCCCAACCGTCACGATCAACGTCGAAGGCTCGGCGGACGGCTCCCGCTGGTGGAACGTGCCGTACAGCCTGCCCGCCTCCCCGGCGACGCTGGCCGTCGCGGCGCTGACCATCACCACGGCGGTCACTACCCGGCTGCTGTTGGCGGCCGGGTATCCGTGGCGGTACCTGCGGTGTAACCACTCGGCCAACACCAACGTCACCGTCACCGAGGACGTGTGGATCTTCTGATGCGGATCATCCGATCGTTCCCGGTCACGGTCCCCGATGGGCGGGCCTACGTCGTCGACGACGCCGAGCGCATGTACAACGCCAACTTCTCCTATCGGGGGCTGGTGGCGGTCGACGACGACGTGATCCACCTCGACTGGGACCAGGCCGTGGGCCGGGCGGATCTGGTCACGTTCGCGGGCCGGTGCAAGGCGTACCCGGATCAGGCGCGGGTGGTGCCGGTGCTGGTCGACCTCGCCGCCCGGCCGGGCCTGGCGGTGCCGGTCTGGAATTGCCGCGTGTACGTGGGCGACCGGCTCCGCTACGTGGAGCGCGGCGACCCGACGGCGGACCTGTTCGGGTTCGGGATGGTGTACCTGCCCCGTAAGGCGCTCGCCGAGTTCGAGGACGAGTTCCGCACCGAGCTGGACGACGGCACGGTCCGGTTCGACGACACCGGCTGGTCGGGTTGGTACACCCGCACCCACGGGCCGGTGCCCATCGACTGGGACATCCACTGCGTGCACCTGCACTACCGCATGTCGGAGGTGCCGCTGTGACATGGGCGTGGAACATCGCGTCGGAGGCGTGCCAGCGGTGGCACGCCGAGCAGCGGGTGGATGAGCTGGCGTCGGTGCTGCTGGTGGTCGAGGAAGTCGACCCGAAGGTCATCGTCGAGATCGGGTGCGGGTTCGGCGGCACCCTGTGGGCGTGGCGGGCGGCGTTCCCGACCGCGGCCGTGTTCGGGGTGTCGTTGGAGACCCACGGGCCGATCGCCGACCACGGCGCGACCGTGCTGATCGGTGACAGCCGGGACCGGGCCACCCGGCAACGGCTGGTCGACCAGCTCGGCGGCCGGGACGTCGACGTGCTGTTCATCGACGGCGACCACAGCCGGGACGGCATCCGGTCGGACTGGCGCATGTATGCCCCGCTCGTACGCGCGGGCGGGTTGATCCTCTTCCACGACGTCGCGAACCTGCTCGGCGAGCCGCAGGCCGTCGATGCGTGGGAGGAGATGAAGGCGGACACCGACACGTTCGGCGAGCCCGTCATGGAGATCACCTCGCGGGCCCACCGCCCGCTGGGATTCGGGATCCTGCGAGCACAGGGAGACAGGTAATGGCACAGGACGCGGCCGACAGGGCGCACCAGGAGAAGGTCGAGGAGACCGCCAGCGGTGAGCGGCTCGTCGAGCACAGCACGTTCACCGAGGGCGACCGGGAGCTGCGGGAGCTGGCGGACCGGGCCGAGGCGGAGCGGGTCAACGCGTTCGCCGAGGGCGGGTACGTGGCGGCGCCGCTGGCCGGTGACTACCACGCCGCGCGGCGGGCGGCGAAGCAGTCCGCGGCCCTGATCGAGGGCATCGGCGGAGAGACGACGGACGACCCGGTTGGGGTGCTGCTCGACGGTGGACTGAGGAAGGTCATGACGGATTCGATCGACCAGGCGGGCGAGGCACGCCGGGCGGCCGGGGAGTCCCGGCAGGGCGGCGGCCCGCGCGGCCGCCGGACCCGCGCCGAGGCCGTACAGGGCGGCACCACCGCCGGGCTGCGGCAGGGCGCCGGTGAGGGCGTCGGCAAGTCGTCGTCGTCGTTCGGTACGGACGCCACCGACCGCGGCATGGACGCGTCGGTGGGCTCGGCCCCGGCGAACCTCGACCCGGGCACCGAGAACACGGCGCAGGACCGGCCGGGTAGCCAGGAAGAGTCGGCGGCCCGCCGGACCGGTGGCGGCTCGTCCAGCGGCTCGTCCAGCGGCAAGTCGGGCGGCCGCAGCGGGGGCAGCAATAAGTGACGACCTTCCGGGTGCTGCGCACGGCGAAGTCGACCCTGACGCGAACCTTCTACCTCGACGAACAGGTGGAAGACGCGTCGGGGAACGTCGTCGTGAACGTCACCCGGTGGGACGGCACAGTGGTGCAGGGCCCGATCGTCGCGGTCGGGCCCGACATCAACCACGGGTACAGCTTCACGTTCCAGGGCTCCGACACCCTCGACGAGCTGAACGTCACGTGGGCGGCCACGGTCGGCGGGGACGCGATCATCCTCGACCAGGACGTCATCCAGGTCGTCGGCGGGTTCCTGCTCGGCCTGGGCGACATCCGCGGGATCGACCCGAAGTTCCAGGGCACGGCCGGGATCGCCCGGTACCCCACCCAGGATCTGGTCGACCGGCGGATCGAGGTCGAGGACGAGTTCGAGCGGATCGCCGGGTGCGCGTTCGTGCCCCGCTACGCCCGGGACGTGCTGTCCGGCACGTGGCGGTCGTCGCTGAAGCTGCGGTGGCCGTACCTGCGCAGGGTGTTGTCGCTGACCGTCGGTGGCCAGCCGGTCGCCCAGCAGACCGTCGACAGCTTCGGTCAGGACGACCTGGGCATCCTCCGCTGGGACGCGTGGTGGCCCGGGGTGGAGGGCGTCGGCTGGCCGTACGGGCAGGGCAACATCGTCGTCGAGTACGAGCACGGCATGGACCGGCCGCCGTCGGACATCAGCCGGGTGGCGAAGCTGCGGATCAAGTCGCTGTTGATGACCACCCAGTCGCCGCTGCCGGACCGGGCCGAACGGATCGCGACCACGGAGATCGGGCTGGTTCAGCTCGCCGTGGCGACCCGGGACACCACCGGCATCCCCGAGGTCGACGCGGCGCTGGCCCGGTGGGCGTCGCCGCGGCCCGGGTTCGGGTGACCGGCCATGTCGACGGTGATGTCGTGGCCGCTGAAACGGTCTGCGTTCGGCAGGCTGGCCCGGATCTCGGCGGGCATGGACCCGCCGCCGTACGGGGCGGAGCTGCTGGTGTCGACGGCGGACCGGCCAGTCGAGGTGTCGCTGTTCCTCCCGGCCGAGCCGGAGCGGATCTGCGTGTTCGGCACCCCGCTGTCGTTCTCCCGCCGGGAGGCGTCCGGCGAGTCCGCGCAGTGGGCCGGGAACACGATCATCTCCGGGATCGAGGTCGAAACGGTCCGGCTCGAAGTGCGGGTGCGGGTGTACGAGCCCGGCGAGGACTTCGACTCGGTGGACCGGACCCTCGGCGACATGTGCTCGGCCGTGGTGTCGGCGCTGAAGTCGGCGCCGCTGGCCGACCGCACCAACCTGTACCTGTCCGGCGGCTCACAGGACCCGACGGCCATGGCCCCGGCGCCGGAGCCGTCGGTGACCGGCAACGCGGTGCTGGTGTTCACCGGGGAGGTGATCACCCTCTGATGGCCGACGTCGAGATCCGGGACGTGCGGGTGATCCCCGGCGCGGTCGACGCGATCGCCCGCGGGCCGGACGTGTACGCGTTCGTGCAAGGCCTCGTCGACGAGGCCGCGGCGACGATGCGGGAGGGCGCGCCGGTGCGTACCGGCGCCGGGCGGGCGTCGATCCGCGGGCAGGTGTGGATGGGCCCCGACGGCTGGTTCGGGACGGCGAGCTGGGACGTCCAGCACTACTACATGGGCATCCAGAACGACCGCCGTCACTTCGTGGAGCCCGCACTGTCGCGGGTCCGCTACGTGTAAGAGGAGGGATCGAGCGGTGGCACTCACCGACAATGATCGAGAGCTGGCGGAGCTGCAAAGCCTCGTGAGCGCAACCGGTGCGACCGTGCATGGTCTCCCGAGCGGGGCGGCCGGGGCGGCGGATCCGGAAACCATTCAGACGTGGGAGCTGCGGCGAGCGGCGCAGCGCGAAGCGTACGGCCAGTTTGTGGCCAACCAGCCCATCCCGATCGGGAACACGATCGGGTTCTCGCCCGGCGCGGCGGTGCCGCTGGAGCACGTGATCCGGTTCTCCCTGTGGGAGCAGGAGATGGTCAACCGGATCGCGACCCCGGAGATGGCCCGCGCGGGCCGAGCGTTCGAGACCGATGAGGAGTTCCTCGCGGCGAACCCGCATGTGGCCCGGCAGGCGCGCCGCTTGGCGCAGGCGGGCGATCTGCATCCGTCGGCGCTCGACCCGCGCGGCGCCGGGGCCGCCATCGACGACGCCCGCAAGCGGGGCGAGCAGGTGCCGGTGTCGGCGACCGTGCCCGGCGAGGTGTCCCCCGAGCGGCAGGCCGCGGTGGACGAGGCGGCCGACCAGGTAGCGGCCGTGGCCGACGACAGCGACGACGGCAAAGGCTCGCCGAAGTCGCGGAAGAGCAGCCGGTCCTCCGGCGCGAAGGAGGACTAGGCCATGCCTACCGTTGCTACCCCGTTCCTGATGGTCGACCCCGGCTACCTGTGGATCTCCCCGGCCGGTACCTCATTCCCCGCCGGGGCCGGTACCGCGTCCGGGTCGGCGTTCACCGACTCCCCGTCGGTGACCTGGCACGCCGCCGGGGCGACCGAGGCCGGGTACACGTTCTCGTACAGCCAGTCGATCGAGGCGATCAACGTTGCCGAGTTCGCCGACCCGGTGAAGTGGAAGACCACCCAGCGGCAAGGCAGCTTCGCGTTCAACCTGGCCGACTACACCCTGAACAACATCTCCCGGGCCATGAACGGCGGCACCCTGTCCACCGTGTCAGGCGCCGGGGCGACGCTGATCAGCAAGTGGGTGCCCCCGGCGATCGGCACCGAGTCCCGGGCTGCGCTGCTGTGGCAGTCCCAGGACGGCAGCATGCGGATCTTCATGTATCAGACGGTGCAGGTCAACGAAATGGAGACCGCGTTCAAGAAGGCCCCGGACTACGCGGTGCTGCCCTGCGAGTTCCGCTTCGAGATCGACGGCTCCGGCAACATCTTCGAGGTCTACACGGCAGGTACCGGGCGGCTCGGCAGCTAGTCGGTTGGTCCCGGCGAGCGGGTGGGCGTGTGTGCCGCCGGGACCGCCAGGAATCGTACAACCGCTCGGAGGGGCGCATGAGCAGGAAACGCAGGAGCGACGGCGGCCGACCGGCCGTACATCTCGGCAACGCGGCCACGGCCGGACGGCCGGACCTGGGGCAGGGGCCGCGGATCATCCGGGGCCGGTATGTCGATCTGGGCGACCTCGACGAGGGGGAGGTCGGGCAGATCGAGGCCGAGTTCACGTACGGCGGCCGCGTGTTCCGGGTGCACCCGGACCTGTCCGAGCTGACCATCATCGACCTGCTCGAAGAGGGCGACCAGATCGACGTCAACAGTCCGCAGGCCATGACGTTCGCGAAGAAGTACATGCGGGCGTTCGTGGTCGAGGACGAGTTCGACGAGTTCTGGGCGCTGCTGAAGCGGCGGAACCCGACCGTGCAGTACTGCATGGAGCTGTCGTGGAAGATCCTCGGGGGGCTGACCGAGGGAAATACTGGCGGGCGGTCCGCCTCCTCGGATGGGCCGCCCGTAACCAGTCAGTCCTCGCCGCCCGCCTCCTCGACTCCGGCCGGTCCGAGCGACCAACGGCAGCGGTACCTCGCCGCGATCGACCGGATCCAGTCCCGCACCGACGAGACGGGGAAGCTGTTGCCGATCAACGCGGCGGTGGCGGAGCAGCTCGTCGTGGCGGCCAAGGCGCGGGGCATCGACCTCACCAGGCCGCCGTCAGCATCCGCTTCGGTCTGACCTTGGCCGAGGTGTGCGACCTGGCGTACGCCGCCCAGCGGGAGGAGATCATCGCGGTGGCGTTGGCCAACGTGCAGCTTGCCCCGCACGTGCAGGACCGCACCTCGATCACCCCGCCGGACGTGGCCGTCGCCGAGTTCGACGAGTGGGTCCACGGGCGGCCGGAGGTGCTCGACAAGTCGCCGGAGGAGATCGAGCTGCACGAGCTGCTCTACGGCAGGAAGGGACGCTGACCGGTGGCCGTCACGACCGTCGCCGAGGCTGCCATGGTGGTCAAGCCGGACTTCTCCCGCGCGGAGGGGGAGATCCGGCGGGGCGCAAAGACGGTGGGGCAGCGGATCGGTGAGGAGACCGCGGGTGCGCTGCTGACCCGGTTCTCGGGGCGGGTCACCTCCGGCATGGCGGCTGTGGGCCGGGCGATGCAGGGCGTGGCGGCCACGTTCGTCGTCGGGGACTTCGCCCGCCGGATCGCCGCGTTCGGGTTGCAGGCCGCGGGGAGCCTGGAACAGGCGAAGATCGGCTTTGAGACGTTGCTCGGTTCCGGGAAGGCCGCGCAGACGTTCCTGGTCAAGCTCCAGAACTTCGCCAAGGCCACCCCGTTCGAGCTGCCGGGCCTGATCGAGTCGTCGCGGACCCTGCTCGGCGTGGGCGTGTCCGCGGACAAGGTCATCCCGATGCTGACGGCGTTCGGGAACACCGCCGGTGCGGTCGGCGTCGGCCAGGAACAGTTTCAGCGGATCATGGTGGCGACGGCGCAGGCCATCTCGGCTGGCCGGTTCATGACCGCCGACCTGAACCAGATCATGCTGAATGGCATACCGATTTGGTCGATCCTGTCCCGGGCCATGCACAAGCCGGTCCCCGAGCTGCGGCAGATGGCCAGCCAGGGGCAACTGCTCAGCAAAGACGTGCTGCCGGTCCTCCAGGCCCAGATGCAAAAGGACTACGGCGGCGCCATGGCCCGCCAGTCCCAAACCCTCATCGGCGTGTGGTCGACCCTGAAGGACTCTGTATCGATCGGGCTGGCGAACGCGCTCAAGCCGTTGATCCCGATCCTCCGCGTCGCCATCCCGGCCGCCGCGGACATCGCGTCCCGCGCATTCCAGGTCGGCGCCACCTACGTGGCCGCGTTCGCCCGGGGCATCCAGGGCTCGGCGAAAGAGGCCTCCGGGAGCCTCGGCACGATCCAGCACGCGGGCCAGGTGATCCGGGACGTGTTCGACACGCTCACCGGCAGGGGCACCCGCTACACCGACGCCAGCAACCCGCTCGTCCAGTTCGCGGCAACCCTGCGGGTCACGGTCATGCCGTACCTGATCGGCGTATTCAACGAGATCCGCACCGAGATCATCCCCGGGCTGGCGGAGATGGGCTCCGGCGGGTTCGGCACCGTCACCCCGATCGTGCTGGCGTTCGCGAAGACGCTGCACGGCATCGTCATCCCGGCGCTGGCAACGCTGATCGAGTTCATGAACCAGCACGAGCACACGGCGCGGGAACTCGCGACCGTCCTCGGCGTCCTGCTGGGCGCCACGAAGGTGTGGTCGTTGGCGACCGAGGTGTCCGAAGGCGTCATGAAGATCTGGGGTCTGA